GTCCAGGACGTAATCGTGGCAAGCGAGCCAGCCACCCGGCCGCAAGAGGTCCCAGCCGAGCGCAGCATCATGCGCGACGGCTCCCTCTGAATGGTCACCGTCGACGAATACAAGGTCAAAGCGCTCGCCCGATTCGAGTAGCCGAGGTAGCTCCTCTTGACTCCAAGCCGCTACTAGCTCAATGCGGTCAACCACCCCGTACGCCGCCACGTTCGCTTGCGCAATCGCCAGCGAATCCTTGTAGCCCGTATGCGAGTCGACTGAGAGAACCCAAGCGTTGCCGCTATCCGCCATAGCGACCGCCGAGAAGCCATAGGCCGTTCCTATCTCAAGCACCCGGCCCTGAGCGAGCCTACGTAGCTCCGTCGCCTCAGCAGGATCAACAGCCGTCTCGATATAAGGCCCCTCGAAATTGAGGCGCGGCTGGCCCTGCTTTGTTAGGGCTTCCATTTCACCCAAAGCGTTCGCGTTAGCTGGTCCGGCCCCTCGGGGAAATGCCAATCAAGCGCTTTGGTTACCTCCGGCGAGCGCACCTCGCCGTAATCGTGCCGGGCTAGCCAGCCGCCCGAGCGGAGCAAATGCCAGCCCTCGCTTACATCCACGCCCGTCTCTGGCCCGCCGCCGTCTACGAATACGCCGTCGAATTCTGCGCCGATAGCGCGCAGGTACTTAAGCACGTGCTCGCTATTGCCCGTCAGCGGAAAGACGCGATTCTCGACAGCGCAAGCGCGCACATGCGAATCCAGAACCACTAGCGAATCTGCGTTTACGCCCGCATGGGAGTCGATTGTCAGCACGTACGCTCCCGCAATAGCTAAGGCAATAGCGGAGAAGCCATAGGCCGAACCAACCTCTAGCAGCCGATCATCTGGTTGCACGAGCGCGGTAAGCGCCGCCGCCTCATCGGCCGTAATGCCGGTCAGGATTGCTGGCCCGTCCTGGACTGGCTGAGCGTTGCGGAATTCGCCGGAAATCACACCAGTAGCTGCGCTAGATAGGCGCGGCATTTCTCTACGTCCGGCCGCGCCCGCCCATGGTCGCGCCCCACCGGGTGGTTGTGGTGCGTAAGCGTTGCTGGCGCTCTATAGATGGAGGGGATGCCCTCTCGCTCCAGCAGGGCGGAAACGAGAATGTCGCTTGCGTAATGGAGTTCAGCCAGCATGTCGGCGTGCTGGTCCAATATGTCCCACCACCAATCGCGCCGGAGGAATGGGGTCGGAGACCATTCCACGGGCTGCCAATCCGCGCACCCCAGGCCGCAGCAATCGTTGCCGCGCCCGCCGCAGGATTGGAGGTGCCCGTTCGCCCAGAGCACCGTCGCCGCCGGGTGCTTATCTTGCTCAATCGCCTCAGCCATGAAATCCACGAAGCGAGGGTGCGCCTCCAGGTCGTCAGCGGCGAAGCATATGTACTCGTTCAAAGCCGAGCGCGCGCCCTCGACCCAGCCCGCCCCGCAGGTAGGTAGGTCGTGGTAGACGAGCGTCTCGGTCGCGTCGAAGCTCGCCTTGGCGCGCTCTAGCGATTCCTCTCTACCCGAGAGGGTTGGAATGACAACGGTTAGGCCCAGCGCTACCCGTCGTCCTCTTGCAGGGCCTCGACGATGTCTGCCTTGGTAATGCCGCCGCCAGCGCCGCTGCCCTCGATGGAGTCGTAAATGCCACGCTCGCGCGCCTCGCGCTCCAGCTCCGTCTTCGGCTGCTCCCAATAATCCACCTCGTCCTCTGGCTCCGGCTCGGCCTCCGGCTGCTCGGCCTCCGGCTCGTCTGCGACAGCCTCCGCCTCCACCTCCGGCTCATCCCCTGAGCGGGGGCGGCCGGGGCGGGCCTTCTCAAGCTGACCGTGCTGCTCTAGCGCAGCGATCAGAGCGCCGTCATCCGTTTCGTACGTCTCGCCCGGAGCGAGCCGGATCGCCTCTCCCAGAACGAAATACGTCCTCGGGTAATCCACGTCCTTGGGCTTGAAAGTTGCCACCTACTGCCTCCTGGTTGAGATATAGCGGTAACAGGGAATGGACGGCCCTGCCGATTCTGTTCGGTCCACCGCGATTAGCTTCCCGCCGCTCGCCTTGATCCATTCACGAACCTCGTCTGGCTCAGCGCCGCTCATTGCCAGCGCATGTCGTACCCGCTCCATGTCCGGCCAATCCGGTAGCTCGAACACAACCACGCCGTCCGCGCCGATCAGCCGATGGAAGTCCGCCACGTACTGTTGCTGGAGCCAGCCCGGCATATGCTGGAGCGTTATGTTCGTGTAGACGAGGTCGTAGCTGCCGGAGGCCAAGCCCTCTAGCGAATCCGCGCGCAGGTACCGAACCCCATCGATCCTCCGAGCGCGAGCGATCATCTCGCTCGACACGTCCAAGCCGACGACCTCGTCGTAATACTTGGCCAGCGCTACCGAGAGCCGCCCCAGGCCACAGCCAAAATCAAGCGCGAGGTGCCAGCCGCGCTCTACCTCTAGCCCCTCCAGGCGATTCATAACCCATTCGACCTCAGCTTCGCCCGAGCTAAAGAACTGCTCAACCGTTTGGCCGGGAATCGAGACCACGTTGTGCTGCGCATCTTCGCGCGCAGCCTGGTCCCAATTGTGCCGCAGCGCGCGCAGCGCCGAGCGCCGCTTCTCCTCCGCCGTAATCACTCCAGTACCGCTTTCCAGAAATCGGCCGCCGCCGTCTCTAGTCCCTCCGGCTTATGCTCGATCCAGTAGCGCGCCCCCACGAGGCTATTCGTTACGACTTTGCAGCCCGCCGCCCAAGCCTCTACGACTCCGCGCCCGAATGGCTCAATGACGAGCGGTAGGTGCACGAATTTCTCGTAGTGCGCGAGCAGCTCAGGCAGGTCGTCGTAAGGAACCTCTCGCGCGCCGGGCGGAGCCAGCGGGCCGCTCCCATAGAAGTCGACCGCATTGCCGTTCGCCCATTCGAGCACCGCCCGAGGGTGCTTCCCGTAATTCATCCAAGGCCCCAGCGCAACGATGCCTGCGCGGGGCCGCCCATTCAGCCCGGCCGCCTGCCGGAAACGAGCGAGGTCGAGCGCTGGCGGTACCAAGCGCGCCTCGTCTAGCCTCAGGTAGCCGCTCTGGAGCGGAGAGCAGCAGATATGCCGCTCGCCCTCTAGCCGCTCTAGTACCTCAGGGTGCATGTGCGGGCCTACGTCGTGCCAGTATTTGACGAGCGGGCCGTTGGCGAAGGCCAATTCCTCAGGCGTGTAAAAGACTACGTTGTGGAGTACGTAGCAGTCGAGGTCCGAAACGATTTCGTCGTGCGGGCAATCCACAACCTCGACGCCCTCCGGCGCAGCGGCGCGAAATTCCGCCTGCGTTAGCTCCGCCCCGCCCTGAGTGCCGTCCATATTCCCGCCGTCATGTAACCAGCCGACCCTCATGCTCTTACCCTCGGCTCAGTGTAAGGCCCAATAGGCGGCTCCGCTATGACCTCATCTATCAGCAAACGCAGCACCGCCCAATTCGGTTCGCTCACTCCCATTTCGAGCCTTAGGCTATTCAGACCGCGTAGCTCTACGTCATCAAGCCAAACCCGGTAATGCGAGCCAACGGGACCTGCACCCTCGATCCGCAGCTTGTGCCCGCTCATGCCGCCACCGCTAGCTCGACCGGCTTACGGTCCTCAAAGCGGGCCGCCGCCGCCTCAATCGCCGGGAGCATGTACGTCTTGAGTACGCGCTGGACGTCGTAGGTCTGCGCGTGCTCGCGCGCCTGCTTGGCGAGCGCCTTCTGCTTAGCGCGCGGCATCCCGTAGCAATCGTCCAGCGCAGAGAGGATGTCCATGACGTCCGGCTGCGCCATCCATGAGCGCTGATAGGACCAATACGGGCGGCAGCCGACCTTCCAGCCTGCACCGCACACCTCGCGCATAGCTGAAAAGTCCGTAACGATTACCGGCGTCCCGCAAGCCTGCGCCTCCAGTACCGGCAGCCCGAAGCCCTCGCCCATGGCCGGATTCAGAACCACGTCCAGGGTCGAGTAGATCCAGGACATCGCCTCGTTCGGGTAGGGGTCGAACATCATCGCGTACTGGTCGGCCATCCGAACGGCGCTTTTCGGAATGCCGAGCGACTCGATCATTAGGCCGAGCGCCTCGCCCTCCGAATACTTGGGGTCCATGACCGTATGCAGGTACAGATACGCGTCGTCGTGCTTTTCGCGGAAGAGCCGGAACGCTTCGAAGGCTTGCTGGAAGCCCTTGCGCGAAGGCCGCCCCTTATTGGCCGCGATCATCCCGACTACGAACGCATCGTCGGGGAGGCCTACCTGCTTGCGGATTCTCGCCCGGTCCCTTGGCTTGTAAACAGAGCAGTCAACTGCATGGGGGCAATAGAGCGGCGCGAATTGCGCAAGCTGCTCCTCTCCGAAGCGCGACATCGCCAGCGGTATCGCTCCCGATTGGTCGAAGAATTGTTGCTGCAACGGCGTAGCTGGCTCGTGGTCTACCGGCGTCCAGCAGAGCGCATTCATGGGCGCGACGCGCTCTGGCTGGAGCACCCATACATCCAGCAGCGTCATGAGCAGCCCCTTGCGCAAGTCGCCGCCGAAATGCGAGCTAGCGTGCGCCGCAAGGTAATCGTTCCCGAATTCTCCACCCAGGCCGGGGTAGACCGGAATGTCGTTCCACCTTATGCGCGCGCCCTCTAGCCCGTAGAACGCCGAGATAGCCAAGTCGTGGTGCTCCGCTAGCGGCTGCGCGAATAAAGCCGTCTGTGCGCCGTAGCCGGTCGTTGCCCACGGGGCGTTTGAATGCCACAGGATCTTCACTGCGACGCCCCTCCCAGCAACGTCTGCATCCAGGCAATCGTCAGCATGAGTGCTTGCTCAGAGCTAAAGCCCTGCGCGCATAGCTCGGAGTAGAAAGCCCACACCGTGCCTGCCAATTCCTTCATGCTCTCTTTGGCCTGGTCCATCTCAGCCCTCAACCGGGCAACTTCGTCGTTGGGATCCACGACAGCTACGTCCTTTCGGGTGGCTTACGGGTGACTTTTACTCTCGCAAGGGCGCGAGGGAGCGGCACAGAGCCACCCAGAACTGGGCACGCTCCCTCACGGTTTAAAAAACTTGGACAACTGAGAGAGCGCGCACCCATTCGGCGCTGCGCTGCTCGGCGGCTATTACCTCAAACGTTCCGCGCCCAGAGATAAGGACGCGGTCGTTCTCGTCCACGCTCGTTCCGGCGGGCACCAAGACTGTATGGATTGAGCGGTCCGTCATGCGCTCAGCTACGACGTCCTCTGAGCCTCCGGCCGGGTCAATGCGGCAAGGGATGGAGCCGTTGTAGCTCCAGCTTGCGGTCCCGCCGCCGCCGCCATCTGAGACGTAGGTGCGCGTTCCTATGGACGCTAGCTCCGACAGCGAGAGCCATTGGAGTCCGCGCAATTGAGTAGGCAATTTGCCGTTCAAGAAGGTGGAAAAGGGCATACCCCAGTCTTTCCTCAAAACCCCGTTTGGTATAATGTCTCTATAAGCCCCCGCCCGACAGGAGGCAGAGAATGACCCCAGACAGGCCGCCCTTCATAATCACCCGGCTCCGAAATGAGGACGGGTACTGGCAGGCGCGCGTCTCCGTAAATGGCGACGGAATCGACGTAGACCGCAAGCACGGAAGCTGGCAGGCGGTGCTCCGCGACGGCCCCCGCCAGCGAACGTTCCACCGAACTGAGGTTGCCCCAGCGCTGGCCGCCAAGCTGCAAGAAAAGGTGCGCCCGCTGGAGAAGCAAGCCCGAATCAAGAGAGGAGAACCGCGATGAAGTACACCGGCAGTAGCTCCAACATGGCCTACTACCGAGGCGACGACGGACTCTGGGTATCCGTAATCCGCAACGGGATCCAGCGCGTCGACGGAGAATGGGTCAAGCTCAACCCGCCGACGTTCAGCGTCTCCGTCTACCGCGACGGCGAGGGAGAGGTCGAGCGATTCCTGTACGAACCCAAGACAGCCCCCAAGGGCTACGAGCTAAGCCCGCGAACAGTCGCGCGGCTCATAAAAGAGAGGGCCTAGTATAGTGGCTCTATGCCCCCCGACGAGAGGAACCCCATGCTACTAAGCGTTACCCAGCGCGAGGCTATCCGCGCGCTTGCCCAAGACCCGCACGCAAAGGTCTCCGAGCGCACCTTGGCCTCGCTCATCAAGCGCGGCCTCGTGGACGCCGATACCGGCGAGCTAACCAGGCTTGGCAAGCGGACGCATACCTCGATCATGCGCTCCGGCGACGGCCCCGAGTCGCTCAAAGAGCTATTCAGATTCGGGAGCCAGTAATGAGCAGGCAGCCAGAGGACCTCCGCAAGTTCAAACGGAACCTCAGCAATGCACGCCGCGAGCTACGCTCAGCGGTCGAGCGCTTTGGGGAGATCGACGCCCGTAAAGGCCACCGCGTCGAAGCGCTCCGTCGAGCGCGCGCAGTAAAGAGCGCAGCCGACGAGCTGGTCGCCGCGCTGGAGAGGACTCCCGGCTAATGGCCCGCCGCCTAGAACCAGGAGACATCATCGAGAGGCGCGGCTCTACCAACCGCGTCATAATGACCTACCGAGTCGAGGAGGTACCTCAGCGCGGCAAGGTCTTATTGCGAGCGCGTACCGGCGCAGCCGTGCGCGTGCGCTGGCGCTATGAGAGCCAGCTACCCGGCCCTTATTCGCTGAGGGCAGAGGAGGACGAGTCATGAGTTTCAAACCAGAGGTAATCGCGGACGGCTCAGGCAAGTGGGCTGGCAACGCGCTCCGCTTTGCGACCCGCAAGGAGGCCGAGGATTGGGTCGCGGACCTTGCGCTCCGTTGGACCCTTGTCCGCGAGACGCGCGTAATCGAGACGCCTGACGAGCCGGTAACCGCCGAGAGATGACCACTCTCCGCGAATATGCAAACGAACTCTTTGAAACCGCCCGGCACGAAATAGCCCAAGAGAGGAAAGCTATGCCTGATTTCGCCAACGTACTTAGCAAAAAGACGAGCGCCCTCATCGAGATGGACGTCCGCAAAGCCATCGAGGAGCGCCTAGCTGGGACGCTGTTCCGCATCGACGCCGAAGAGATGGTGGAGGCCGTCCGCTGGCTGGAAGCCATCGGAGCAACGAGGCAAGGCGTCTCGGTTAGCGTAGTCCCGGGCGGCCTGCACCTGAAAAGCGACCATGGCACCGGCCTGTTGCTGCGGCCAGAGAAGAGGTGACAGCATGAAGCGCATGCCCAACGATATGCACCGCGAGGTAATGGCAGCCATGAACGAGGCCGCGCAAGCGCGGGACAAAGTCATGGACCTCATCAATAATCCGGTCGGCGCGAGAGAGGAGGCCCTAGAGGACGCCTTGAACTGGTTCCAGGACGCCGCCTACCGCGCCCGCCGGGCCTACCGGGTAGAGGCCGCCCGAGCCGAGCGCCCCGCCGAGCGCTTGTCGGTCATCCCGGCTACGCCCAAGAAGGGGCGGAGGCCGCGCGTATGACCCTCGACGAGCAGCCGCCTCGCTCGATGTACGAGTGGCGGCGCAAGGCCCGGCTCATGGAGGAGCGCGCCTTGGACCGGCGCGAGCGCGAGCGCGCCCGGATGCTGCCGTCGCTAGCCGAGTTAGGGGCGGCGGTACTGCTGGCGCTCGTCTTTGCGCTAGTGCTCGCAGCGGTAGCCATTCTGAGCGGCGGCTAGCTACCGACGCTTGTACTTCCGCAGAATGGCCGCCTCCCCATTCGTCAAATCCGTAGCGGCCCCCGCATAGCGGATGGAGGCCTGCCCGAGGCCCTCTAGCAGCGCTGGCCCTTGGACAACGATTCGCTGGGCATAGCTGAGCGCCACCATCCGAACGTCTCTCGGGATATCGGCATCCAGGTAGCCATGCACGTAGGTGACGCGTACGTTCTGGCGACCAAAGGGCCAAACGACTATGTCCGGAGAAAAGCCGCTCCACCAATCCGCGACGGCCGCTGGGTCCTGGACCTTGCGAATTAGCGTGCCGAGGTCTGAATTCAGCACCCAATCCGTAACGGTACCGCCGGAGACGACTACCGTCCCTGCGCTCGCTACTGGCATCTGCGGCAGCACGAGCGAGTCCGTACCCGAGCCATCCAGCGTAATCGTCGTTGTGCCACGGTTGAATTCTTGCTCGGAAATCGTCCTACACATATCGCAGGCTGCGTCCACTGCGATGACCGCGCCGTCGTCATTCGTTACGTCGCGGCCGAGAATGTCCGAGAGGTCACCAGTGGTAATGAATGGATCAGGCATCTACCCCCTCCCTGAGCTAGAGGCCGAGCGCGGAGTTGGCGCGCTTGGGAGGAACGCTCCGCGCCCGGCTCTAGCGAAAGCGACTTAATCAGCCGCCTAGTTGGTGTGGCCGAGCACGACCCTGGTGAATGCCGACGGACGGTAGACCGCCAGCGCCAGCCGCTGCTCTGCCCGGATCTTGATGAGGTTCAGCTCGAAGTAATTCGAGTGTGAGTTGCTCGCCTCGATCCCGATGCCGGAGCGCCGGAAGACCTGCGCTGCCGACGAGAACGCTCCGAGGAACGCCGTGCCAGCGCCGATAGCCGTGGTGACGACAATCGGCTTGTTCCAGATCTGGTCGGTCGGTCCCGAGAGCTGGCCGCTTGACCCGATCGGCCCCTGCGGGCCGCCGTACGGGCCGAGGAACGGGCCGCCGCCGTAGAACTGCCCGGCGGTATCCGTCAGCAGCCTGATCTTCTCCCAGTCGGCCGGGTTCAGAATGATCCCGTCCGGCTCCAGCAGCGCCGACCCTCTCGTCCCGTTCAGGGCCTTGAAGATCTGCACCGCCGCGTTCCCCTGTGCCGTGCCGCCCGCGTAGGTGTTGACACCCGTGCGAGTGGAAAGGCCGGTCAGGTCGTTGCCGCCCGCGCCGAGCAGGAGCTGACGCTCCTCCTCGATACGGATGAACAGCGAGAGCCGCCCGTTGATGTACGACTGGAGGGCCGGGGCGTCCTCCAGCATCTCGTCCGAGACGGTAAGCGAGGTCGCGATCTTCTTGACCGGCTCGTCTACCGTGCTCAGCGCGAGCGTCGACTCGGGCTTGGTGCCGCCCTCCGCGACTCCCGCCGCGCCCGAGGTCGCCGTGCCTTCCACGACGTACCGGAGCGTGTTGGAATTGGTCGTACCCTGCGCCAGTAGGTCGTTGACGCTCAGCGGCTGGAAAAGCCTCTGAACGACACCGGGGACCACCTGCGGCACGGGGGCCGCCAGCGCGCCGCCGGTACCGGGCGAGGTGCCCGTACCCTCCAGCAGCGTGCCCTTCATCGAAACCGAGCCGGTCGAGAACTCGACCCGGTTCCCGCTCTTCCAGGACTCGTGAATCGCCTGGAAGGACTTGGACTCGATGAACTCCTGGCCCATGTCCTTGACGCGGGGCGGGCCATACGCCCACGGCGCAGGCTCGAACTTCACCCTCGCGCCGCCGTCGTCGCTGACGCTCGGCTCGGCCTGCCCGAGGCCGCGCGAGACGTCGTTGACGTCCTGCTCGACCTTGATGTTCGCCTCGACCTCGGCTAGCTCAGTCTTGAGTAGCTCGATGGCCTTCAGCTTCGACTCGACGTCGCGGCGCTCGTCGGAGTTGCTCTCGCGGTCCTCCTCGTCCGCCTTCTGCCAGATCCCCTTGATTTCGCCGGAGTGCCGCTGCATCTCCAGCTCGATTGCCTTCTTACGTCTTTCGTTGCGGGTCAAGATTCCTCCCTACCCGTGAGTAGTTCTAACATGACGTCGCGTGACTGACGCTTAAGCGCCTGCTCGTTCAGCCCCTCGGGCTGCTCCGGCTCACGCGTCTTGGGCGGCTTGCGCTGGCTGAGGCCCCGGCTGGCAATTTCCAGCACGACCTCTCGGCTGCGCTTCCTGAGGGGATCTTGTCCCGCGTCCTTGGCGAGTCGCTCCTCGGACACCGAATCCTCGATCCGGTCCAATCTTTGCTGCATCTGCGCAGCTAGCTCACTGACGGTATCCGTCAATTGCTTTAGCTGTTCTCGCAATTCCTGTGCGACGTCCGGCTGCGGCGGCGCGGGCGGGACACCCTCGGTCGCATCCTTGAGGCGCTCCGCCTGCGCGCGCCGCCGCAAATCGCCGTCCGTAGGCTCCGGCTCGCGCTCGACGGCCGCCTTGACCGCCTCTAGCTCGGCCTTGAGCGCCGTCATCTGCTCGCCTAGCTGCCCTGCGACCTCAGCTAGCGGATTGACCGGCTCGCTCGCCGCTACCTCCGCCTCGCGCAGCCGCGCCTCCGCGTCCGCGCGCCTCAGCTCCTCCTCAGCGGGCGGCTCCGGCGGGCGCTGAACCTCGGCCTTGACCTCCGCTAGGTCGGATTGGAGTCGCTCCAGCGCGCCCCGCAGCTCGACCATGGGGTCCGGCTCCGGCTCCGGCTCGCCTACTGGGACGGCCGCGTCCTTGAGCCTGTCCATGCTGTGCATGCGCCGTAGCTCATTGGCCGTAAGTGGCTGCGGCTCAGGCTCAGGCTCGCGCTCCGCGAGCGCCTGCTTAATCAGCGCTAGCTCAGCCTCGATCTGCGCGAAACGGACCTCGCCCGGCGGCTCCGGCTCGCCCTCAGGCACGTCTAGGCCCTTGAGGCGATCCTGCTGCTCTTTCCGCCGTAGCTCGCCCTCGCTCGCCGGGGCCTTACTGCCCTCGCGGGCCGCCTGTAGCTCGCCGCCTAGCTGCTCGACGCGGCCTTGGAGCTGCTCGATGCTCTCGCTAGCCAGCGCCGCCGCGCTCGGCAGCCCGGCCGTCAAATCGGAAAGGTGGCTCTCCCAGCTTTCGCGCCGCAGCGCCTTCTCGTTCGGAGGCTCGTCCTTGCGCTCCTCCAGCATGCGCGAGACGCGCGCCGCCAGCCGGTCCTTTACCTCTTGCGGGATGCTGGCCTGCGGGATACGTGCCGCCGCATTTCGCAAATGGGCCATGTCGACGGCCCCGCTAGCGTCCTTGTAGGGGAAATGCCGCAGCGAGCGCGGCGTCGTCTTACCCTCCGCATCCTTCTCGCCCCCAGCCTCGATGTAGAGGAACGCCGAGTCCGGCAAATCGTTTATGTACGCCGTCGTCCAAGTTGCCTTTTCGAGCGCGCTCTTGACGGCGTGTAGCTCCGTGCTCGGATTCGCCCCCTTGAGCGTCGGCCCAATCTCGACCAGGTCGATCTCAAGTAGCTCGTTCGCGCCATCCTTAGCAGCCCGCTCGCCGCCGCGCGGAACGCGGTAGCCAAACGAGAATTCCTTAAGCGAGCGGCGCTTCATCAGACGGTGGACCTGCTTGGCCGTCTCATTGTCGTGGATATCGAGCGTGCCGCGTACCCGCAGGCCGCGATCCGTCTCTACGACGTCGTTCGGGTCAGCGATCCCGATATGCGCCATCGGATCGTCGTGCTTATGGCTGAGGATGATCGGAATAGGGTCGCCAGCGCCGCGCCAGCGCTCCAGCGTCTTGCTGAACGCGCCCGGCACAATCCGGTCGCCTACCGAATCGACGTTGCCAAAGACGGCGACAAGCGCCTCAAAGCTACCGGCCTCACCGTCTGAATCCGCCTTGACATCGACAGAGAATGCTTTGTGCTGCATTTCCTCCCAGCTTTCTTGCGCGTACAGCGCTGCCACTTGCAAATTCGCCGCCTCGCGCGTCGCGTGGCAGCCTGCCACCGAACCATCGGCGTCCTTAATGACGGCCCACGGCTTGGAGTCTGGGCAGCTTGTGCTCTTTGCGACATGCCAAGGCATACCGACCCCCTCGGATCTGCCCCATCTACGGGGCATCAATTAGGTGCTGGCCGGGGCGAGGCAGGAGGGGTGTGGTCTTAGTTTTGGCTCTGTAGAGCCAAAAGCTGCCCGCAGCGCGCTCGGCAGTCGTAACCTTCTAAGTTTAGCACCGTGCCAAGTAAACTTGCACCAGATAATGCAGAATGCTACAAAGTTTGCTCCTCCGAATTTGGCTCTACAGAGCCAAAAATGGGATTGCCCGGCGCGCCGTAGGAGGCTAATGTGAACATTAGTGTTATCGGTTATAGCACTAGCCTGCTCCCCCCGCAACCAAATCCCGCATCGTTTTTAGGCTCTATAGAGCCAAAGCGCCGGGCCGGAGGTACAGTGGAAGCATGATCTATTACGCCTACGACGAGAATGTCTGGAGGGAGCACCCCGATGGGGCCTTAGACATTGGCCTTGAGGGCAAATGGGTACCGGCCGTAGGCGTCCATACCATCAGCGAGCAGGACTTGGACCATATGAGGCAGGTTTCCGAGCAAGACGCCCGCCGCCTGCTGGCCGAGGCCCCTTAAAGCTCCGGTTCCTGCCTAGCCGTCTCGATTAGGCGCAGAACGCTCGCGTCCAGGCTTGAAACCTCGCCCGAGCGGACCCTTTCCGCAACATCGCGGCCGACCAAGGCGTCCTGCTCAGCCTCGCTCAGGCTGGCGAAGAAATCTCCCTCGGGCGGCGGCCCGGCAGGCTGCGGGTCGCCCGGATCCCAAAGCGAGGGCGGTATGTCAGCGGGGTTAATCAATGGTGTAGGTGTACGTCGTACTCAGCAGGGCGGCCCCTAGCGGCTGCCCGCCTCAGCTTGATGGTAAAGGGCGTGCGCGGCGGGTAGATCCACTCGTCAATCGGGTGGTTGTGGGGGTCTACCCCATTTGTATGTAGGCCCTTTACCCCATCTGTATGAACGTGCCAGAGCGCGCGGTCGGCCGCGCCTGCCTCCTTAGCCGTAATCGCTGAAACGAAGTCCGCGACCTCAAGATCGTCCGTAAAGGCCAGATAGCCGGTGTCCTGCAAATCGACCTGCTCGCCCTGTGCAAGCTGGAGCAGGATTTCCTCAGGCAAATGGTCCATGCCGGTCATACGCACCAGCTCTGTACCCAGGGGAGGCTCCTCGCCATGCCGCGCAATCGCGTGCGTAAGCCAGGACGATTGCCGCTCTATCTCGGTTGCTATTTCCTCCGCCGTCAAGCGCGAGGTACTTTCGAAGCCGAAACCATACACAGCATCCGAGGGAACCATGGTTCGGGGCATAACCCCCCCACGCGACTTAAAGTCCTCCGCCTCCTTCAAAACCTTTGACGGATCGCGGCTGGCCTGCTGAAACAGCTTGTATAGGTTCGGTGAGCCGTAAGTATTGGCCGCATTCCGCTCCGGCACGGAGAGCACGGTATCGGCGTAATCGCTAGCCGGGGTCAGCGCATCTGGATTCTTGAGGTCCTCGCGGAAAAGCTTCCGGCCCTCGCGCTGCCAAGGCTCCAGTGCATCTCGTACCCGCTCCGTCCCGCGCGTCGGCTTAGCCGCCTTCCAGGCCCGGTCGTACATCCGCTTCATCTGACGCTCAAGCGAGAGCAGCTTCGAATTCTCGCCAGCCGTCAGCGGGCGCTCGCCGCCGCGCTTAATCGCGTTCAGCCGCCGCCATTCAACGTAGAGGTCATGCCCTTGCCCTCGGAACTTGGCAGCCCACATGGGGTCTATGTGGAATTGCAGCTCGTGGATGAAGCCGCTCGGGGAGCGCAGCAGCACCGCCAAGTCGCGGTAGCCGCTCTTGCTTGGCCCAAGGAAGCCGTTCTCCGCATTCAGCAGGTCCCAGCCCTGCTTATCCGCGTATGAGCGCAGCTTGGCGACCGCCCCCGGAATGTCGTCGGCATGGTGGACGAGGATCGAGGCGCGCGTTACATCTCTAAGGTCCTGCGGCTGTTTGTGCTTGGCCGCCAGCTTGGCCTCAGCCGTCGCGCGCTTTTTGATCGGAGCGATGATGACCTGCGGGCGCTCCTCTGCGGATAGAGCCGCCGCGCGCTCGATGAAATTCCCCTCGGCCGCGCGTAGCTCGCCCGCCCCTAGCTCTCTTGACACGCCCCTACCGAGGTCTAGGAATTCCTCCAGCGCCCGGTTCTCAGCATCGGCTCGCGCGTAAATCTCGTCCAGGCTATTGACCGGCTGCTTGGGCTTATCCGGGTCAATGCCTTTGGTGACGCGCCCAATCCGAGCGCGGAAGCCCAGCGGCGAGCGCTCCGCCAAATGCTCTGCCAAGGCCTCCTGTATCGAGAGGTTGGTCAGGAATTTGCCGTCCGCGCTGATACTCCCGAGATCCGCCAGCTTGACCCGGTTGTCGCGTACCGCCTGCGCCAAATCAGGCCCCAGCAGCTCGTCCTGCTCCTGATACGACATCCGGTCAAAGCGCTGCTCGCCGGAGAGCCGCTGATTCCTCTTGTTGTCCGGTACCTTGACGTTTGGTTCACCAATGCACTGACAGTGTGGATGTACTGGGAATTTGGTATGGCCGTCTGCGCCCGCCTTGGAGGCGCAGGCCGGGCAGGTACCACGCACCGAGCGAATGAATCCGTCAATGCGCTCGTCCGCCTCAATCTCATCGATGAGCGCCTGCCGGGCCGCCTGCTTTACGTCCAAATCGACGTTGGCCAGCAGCGCCCGCAGGCCAATCCCGAGCGGGTCTTGCTGAACCTCGCGGATTGCAACCAGCGTGGCGATTAGCGGCTTGTCCAAGGTTGGGCGCAGCGGCTCGCCCCGGAATGACTTACCTACGTATCCGTTCGGCCTGACGGTCGGAGGGCTGACGCGCTGGCCTAGCTCACTGCTGAGGAAGGCCCCCAAATAGCCCGCCGTCAAGTAGACCGCCTCGCGCTGGCCGCGCTCTACCGCCCGCGCGATTGCGTCGCCGAGCGGAACGTAGCTGCTGCTGAGGTTGTCGTAATCCAGCCTGCCCCAGCTCGAGCGCGCCGCCTGCTGCGCATCCTCCGAAAGGGCTGTCAGCTTGGCCCGATAATCCTCCGTGAGCCTAAGGGAGCTTCGGTTCGACGGCATTAGAGGACGCGTCCAGCAGCGCGGAAGTATGGTTCAGCGCGCGCATGCGGTCAATTTCGTCTTGAGAGAAACCCGCCAGCTCCCAGACGACCTCATCCGGCAGCGCTAGCTCGCGCAGCAGCCGCAGCCGCTCAAGCCGCTCGCGGTCGCTGAGCACAGGGTGGTCGTCGCTATTCGGCATGAGCATCGAGAGCGAGCGCCCCATCGTCATCGCCTTACGCTCCAGCGCCATTTCGCCAGCCTGCGCAGCAAGTAGCCCGGCAGCCTCGCCGCAGCGGCTCTGTATCCGCTCTAGCGCCTTCCGACGATCCGCCCCGGCTAGCTGCTGCCGAACGTACTCGTTAATTCCCTCAGCGGCCCCTGCCGCCATGACCTTAAGCCTCGGATCATCGTCCGCCGCCGGGTCGTAGCGCTCGCCGCTCTCGCGGCCGACTATCTCGCGCAGCAGGACGTACAAGTCGTCGCCTAGCTCGCGGTTCCAGCGCTTAGCCGTGAACTTGCCCGAGCCAGCCCGGAGGCTATCCGCCTGCCGGGTAAAGAAACGCTCCAGCAGCTTGTGCAGGGCGCGCTCCGCGTAGGGTGCCGGTAGCTCGCGCGGCGGCTCGGGGGTCTCTACCTCTTTTACCTCCACCGGCCCCGCCGCTGCCTCCTCGCGGTGCCCGCCGCCCTGCGGTGGCCCGAGCGGGTTCTGCGGCCCCATGACGTTCGGGGCTGGCTTGGGATTCTCGCCAACGAGCACGTTCAGCGGCGTTACGATTTCGTCGCCGCCCTCAACCGGCGGCCGATTCTCCAGCGCTCGCGCCTCATTACGGAGCAACCAAGGCGCGCCTACAGCAGCGGTAATCGCCTGGAAGCGCTTGTCGGGGTCGCCGCGCAGCTTTTCGTTGAGGTTGAACTCCCAGTAAAGGTCGTCCTCCATGAATTCTGTGCGCAGCAAGCCCTCATCCAATTGCGCCGCCAGCGGCTGCGTCAGCGGCGGCAGCGTATCCGTGTAGACCTGTCGGCGGAGGTCCTCAATCTCCGTCGAGCTACCGCCCTCAGAGAGGCCAAGCACGCGCGGGTGCACGCCGTAGACGCGCGCCACCTCTTCGACGGTAAAGCGGCGGCCCGCGAGTAGCTCGGCGTCCTTAGGGGAGAGCGACGTCGGTACCCACTTCATGCCCTCCTCAAGAACTGGATCCGTGCGCGGCGAGCGCGTACGCTGATTCGCCCACGCCTCTTGGAATCGAGACATCGCCTCCGGCGACCACTCCGGCGCTTCCAAAGGCCGCTCGATATGGCCGCCCTTGAGTCCGTTCTTCATCAGCTCGACCGTCGCCGCCTGCGAGGCCGAATCCTCAGCCAGCGTATCTCGGAGCGTCTCCAGTCTCGAAACCCCCAGCAGCGGGTCGTCTGGGTTGTAGCCGCGCCAATGAATTACGTCTTCCGGCGGCAAGTCGATATACGAGCCGTCAAAGCGGTGCATGCGGTAGCGCTCGACGTAGAAGCGCCCGCCCGAAACCGACATGAGGTAAGGCGGGACGCGCTGGAGCAGTAGCCGCCCCTGCGCCTCCGGGGGCCGGAACTTGACCAGATACGCGTTGTCGTAGACGAGAAAGTCAGCAGTGAATCTGAAAATGAATTGCGTCTGCGGCGTCAGGTCATCCGGGTACTTCATTAGCTCGGCCGCCGGGTGGTCGTACAGCCGCTCTCGATTTGTGTCGTCTACCCGCTCGAAAAGCTGGAGCGGTAGCTGCGCGAGGTTCCGCGCGATGTAGTCGATGACCGTGCGCACGGCAGGCCTATTGACATAGAGCCAGCCATAGGCCGCGCTCTGGCTGCGCTCAAAGGCAGCCGCGACCTGCGCATTCCGCGTTGTCCCGCCAAGCACGGGGTAGACCTGGACGCGCCGGTCCTGCGCCGCCTCCAGAAATTGCGTGGAGGCCGTCAGCGCCTTCTCTCGCGTCAGACGAATCCTCGGAAATACTCTCAAGTAAGCCCTCTCTCAATCGTCTGCATAGCGCTGCTATATTGGCCCGGCCCTTTAAGGGCAAAAGCCACCCCAAGGAGGATTCCTGTGTACCGACAGGGAGACGTACTGCTCAAGCCCATCGCCAACATCCCGCTGGCGGCCCACCGGCTGAAGCGCGACTGGGAATACCCCAAGGTCAAGGGGATCGTGCTCGCAGCCGGAGAGGCGACAGGCCACCACCATGTCGTCACGGACCCATGGGCGCGCCTACACATCATGGACGGCCAGCGCTATTTGCACGTATCGCGCCGGGGCGCGCGGCTCGTGCATGAGGAGCACGACACCATCGAGCTACCGCACGGCGACTACGTCATCCAGCGCCAGCGCGAGTACGAGCCGCCGCGCGAGCCATCCGGCGGTGTCAGGGAGCGCAGCCGCCCCTCAACCCGCTGGGTGTATGACTGATCTCTCGCCGGAGGAGCAGGGTCGCATGATTGCGGCCCTGCGCCGCCCTCAGCGTAACTTGAGGCAGCGCTGGAGCGACACCCAGATTCGCAAGGCGCTGAGCCTGACGCTGGGGGAGTTCAAACGCGCCGACAAGGCAGTCCCTATGCAGGGCGACTGGAACCGCGATTCTCTCGCCCGCGCAGTGCTTGCTTGGGCGCTCGCAAAGGGCCGCTGGCCTACCGCGACAGAAATGGACGCTCCCTCGTATGAGCGCAAGGACTTGCCCGCGCGCTCGACGCTGGGGACGCATTGGCGGCCCCAATGGCGCACCCCGCCGCCGTTCGACCAGCTACTCCAGCACATCGTGGACCAGCAGGTGCTTTGGGAGCAGCTATCTCCGGCGCTCATCCTCGGCATTCGGAACGTAACCGTTCGCCGCCATGCCATGACCAAATACGGAATCGAAAGGCTGCTCCGAGAGGGCGGCGCTGAGCGCTACCAGCAGGACGACTCAGGAACACTGTGGCGAATGGCCTCCGACAACAGCCAAGACAAGCACGCCCAATGGGTCGAGGTCGTAAATGCGACTCCCGAGAAGGACGGCAGCCATGCGCACTATTTCCTGCGCGTCCCGCCGACCATCGAGACAGCCCACGACGCTGTCGCTTGGACGTTCGAGACCACAGGCGAGACTCTCGACATCCAGCAGGCGTCATGAGCGCGCACGAGCACATCGAGCCGGGCGACCCGCGCTACGACGGCTTTCGTATCCGCGAGCTATGGATGCTGACCGGGGTCGACCCGGCCGATAACCAAGAGGGTGTCATAGGCATTACCCGCGAGGTCGCTATTCGGCACAGCATCGACATCGGCCCGGCGCTCGCCTCCGATGAGCGGCGCGCGCACCATTTGCGCGAGTACGGACGCGAGCTAGCAGCGCGCGGAACGTCGGTTACGCTCAAGCGCTTCGTCGTGGAGGACGTCGAGCTACTAAGCGGTGAGTAGCCCCCGCTCCTCATAGACCGAGCGCCGCGAGGGAGCGCGATTGGAGTGCTGTACCACCATCGCCGCCGCCGTCAGCGCATCGATTACCCGCCGATCCTGCTCGTGTACGACGCCTCGGGCCTGCGCTGGCCTATCGAAGCGGTAATCGCCGCCCGGCAGCCGCCGCGCAATAGCGTTCAGTACATGGATGCGCAGCCCCTGGTCGCCCGTATGCTTGAGCGTCGAATTGCGCAGGCCGTCCATGAACGCCTCGAAATCCTGGACGTGTACTTTCATTTGGCGGTGGTCATGATCGATTACCGTCACGCCTAGCTCGTCCTCGACCCAGGCCGCGATATCCTCCGCGCGGTGCATATCCATGACGACCGTACGTAGCCGGTAAGCCGTAGCCAGCTCGTAGAAAGCGTGCTTGATTTCGTCGGGGTGCATGGAGGAATGATCACGCGGCGGCGTCAAGATCTTTGGCTCGCCCAGTAGCCGGAAGCGCGGCGCGCGCCAGAGCGGGACCAGCGCCGTGCAATCCCACTTGAACGCTATGTCTGCGCCGACCTCGACCTCGGCCCCCTCAGGGATACGCTGCTGCGAGTACCCCTCGTCCCATTCCTTATCTGTAATCGCCGCTGCGATCGAGCGCGTCGGGCGATTGCACTTGAGCCGCTTCCAATCCCCGAGGTTCGTAACGAGCGCGAAATCCTGCGTCAGGCCCTCAATCGAAATTGTCGAGAGCGGATTAGCTGCCTTGACGGCCGCCATGTCCGAGCATTGCTCGTCCTTAGGCACCATCCATTCGTGCAGTACCTCATTCTCAGCTACCGCCCGTAGGTGCGCGCCCTTGCGCGTCCTGCTCTGAGCGCGATTGCGGATCGCATCGCGCATATTCTCAAAAGGGGTTTCCGGCTCCCCGGCCGTACTGATGCCAAGGATCTGAGCGCCGCGCTTGCGCAGCTTGCCCGCCCAGAGGTCCCAGAGCCGCATGTCCGGGTGCCTATGTAGCTCATCCAGCAGCGCGTACGGGTAGGGGATAACGCCGTCTCCAGTCTTAGGGTCATGGGCGAAGACCTCGATGCCGATACCTCCGGCCTCGATTGCCTTGATGCGCAGATAGCCGCCGTAAGGCTTGAACCAAGTCTTGAGGCCGGGCGTGCGCTGTACGAAGCCCGTCGCCTGGTCGTGAATGATGCGCGCCTGCTTAGCCGAGGCCGCCCCTATCGGGATCCAGGGCGACTCCGAGTAGGCCGCCCCGTACAGCGCAACGAGCGCGGTAAGCGTCGACTTGCCGTTGCCCTCCGGGATGATCCAGAGGTTGCGCGCAAAGCCCGAGAAGAGGTCCTCGACAAGCGCTAGCTGCCAAGGCTCCGGCTCCCTCTTCTTCTGGTCGTCCCATACGACCAGCTTTGCGAATTGCCGAAAATGCTCGACAGTGAACGGCTGGAGGTCGGCCACCTAGCGCTTCGTCTTGTAGCGCCGGGGGGCCAGCTCATCAAGCAGCTTGTCCTCGCCCGAGAGCGGCATTCCGCCGGGGTTGTCGGCATCGAGCGCGCGCAGCTCCTTGATTGCCGCGATTCGCGCAGCGGCATTACCGCTCGTCCGCGCAATCTCCGTCAGGATCTCGCGCATCTCTGCCTTTTGCAGGTCCTCGTCTACTGGCTGGCTACTCATTTCAACCTCCTGCGCCGCCGATTCAGATCGTCCAAGCGCCTTAGCCGCTCGCGGTTGCGCTGCTCGCGCAGCGCCGCCTCGCCCTGCGCATGAAACACGTCGGCGGGAACCTCGATCTTCCAATTACCCCTATCTCGATACCACTCCACCTTGACGTTCGCGCTCGCCTCACCCGTATTCGGGTTGAAAGCCCAGCGCTCCGCCGGGCCGCGCGCTGGCGCTCGCCATGCTGGCTGCTGCGGCCGAGGCCGGGCCGCGCGCTGGCGCTGCTGCTGCGCCTCATGCTCTGCTAGCCCATGGCGCTCACGTAGCCGCTCCGCCTTAGCTGCTGCGACGGCCCGCTCGGCAGGCGTCCCGCCCCGCTCCGGGTCAGCCAGCGCCAGCAGCTTCGTGTATAGCTTCAGCGCGGCGGCGCGATCCATACCGTCGGAGTCTAGGCCGCTTTACCGAGCAGGATGAGCGCGGCAATGATTACGAGCAGGCCCAGCGCCAGCACAATCACCAGTAGTACCTCAGCCCCGTCGCGCAAAAGCCCCCGCCTCAGCTAGATAGCTCGCGCCCAAGCATGATGCCGAGATAGACGCCTATGGCTACACCCTCGGCCCTATTCTCGCTTTGGCGCAAGACCTCGACCACCAGCGCGACAGCCTCCTCCGTGCTGATACCAAGCTCGTGCATGCTTTCTATGTAGCTCGCCTCCGGTGTAGCGCTGATCCGGGCGAGCACCACATCGAGCGCCTCAGGTAGCCGCGCCATTTCATTCCACCGGCCTGCCTCTCTGCCTTACTCTTGCTAGCTACCTTGAGCGCAGCGCCTCGCTATTCATTTACACAGCCCGCCTGTCTCTCCTGCTGGCGGCTCCATTACCCCGGCCGCATCGCTACAACCATTCAGGAGCGCGAATGCGAGCAATGCTGCTATTGCGGGCTGGAGACCTGGAGCGGTATCTACGTCCGCGTAAACCCAGCCAAGGTCGAGCACCCCAGCAGGCTCAAGGACTAGAAGTCGCTCAGCGGGCGGGCGAGCGTAAGCGCGTACCGCTCGAGCTGCTCGACGTCAGGCAGAATCGGAATTTCGTACCGCTCCGCAATCAGCTCTAGGACGGTATGCCAATACACGCCTACAGGGCCGAAGGCCGCAGGCTCTGAGACCCAATCCAGCAGCGCCAGCGGGTACGCCTTACCGGCCCGCCAGCCGTGCGAGCAGAGGTGGACGGCGCTGCCCCAGCCCGCGACCGCGCCGCGCACGTTGCAGAGCACGCGCCAATTGCCGCGCTCCCGCTCCGCGACGTCCTCGTAGCTGGCTAGCGCATAAGCGCCGCAGTAGCGACAAGGCGTGCCCGGCTCGCAGCGCATTTCGCTGGAGAGGAAGGCCTCGTGCCGAGAAACGAGCGGCTTGCCGGGCGGCCAAGAGACGCTCCGGCTGAGCGCCCGCAATAGCCCTCTCTGCGCATCCATCCTCCAAGTCCGATACCCCAGCACAGGGCTGTGGTACAGCGGCAGCGGCGCTGGCGGTACATCGGCTGGCTGCCAGCCCGGCGGGAACCAACGCGGCGGCTCCAACTTAAGCGGGCTGCGGCTCGGGCTGCTTGAGCGGCTCCGGCTCGCGCGCTGGCTGCTCGCGCGGCGGCTGCTCGCGCTGCGGCAGCGGCTCCTTGAGCGGCTCGATCTCAATCGTCTTAATCGGCTGGCCAATCTCCGTCATGCCGCTAATAGTATCTCAGCCCGCCGTCTGCATAGCGCTGCTATATTGGCGGAATGCTCTGGCTCCGCAGGCGCTCCGGCAATGGCTCGCAGCTCCACCAGCTCCGCCACGACCTCCGCGCCGCCAAGGTCGAAATCGCGCAGCTTCAGCGCGAGAGGGACCGGCTCGCGCTCGCGCTCCGCTCGCTCATGCAAGAGCGCTGGCGCAGCGGCGACTAAAAGCCCGTCCCATTAAAGACGTTTTGTTCACGACTCGC